CTGACGTCGTTGCGCATGCTTCTTCCCCATCTTTTGCTTCTTTTGCTTGCCCATCTGAATTTCTCCATGATGTGTAGGTCGCCGACAATGATGTAATCAGTCGCGAGACCAAAGATAAAATACGAAGAACTGCATCTACTGTGGAATCAATCAAAGGACAATCAACGGCTAAGCCGTTGTACCCTTTAGATAGTACTCCCTAGCAGCAGAAAGCAGTAGCTGCGCGCCTGTATCAAGCAATAGTGCTTTATCCAGGTCAGTCATAGCCGGATGGATCTGGGCTTCAATACGTAGAAGATTTTTGACATATACTTCGTCATAATCCCTAGGCACATATACTGTTGCCTTACGTACAGCCTTTCCAAAGATACCGTTATTAGCAGAAGGCTCTTTTCCGAAGAAGGTGATGTATTCCCTTTCTCGGTAAGTAGCGTTTGCATAATTGGCAACTTGGACCATCCCTGTGACAGTTACGGGGGCATCTGTGAAATTAACATCAGATCCACCAGTTGGGGTCCATGAACTGGCCCCACTCTTGACAGTTATGTCATGTAATGACATAGCATCTCCATTGGATCATCTCGATCCACGTTTGGGCAATCTCTGCCCGATTAGTAAGAACAAATCGACTATTTGTGGCCATGACAAATTTATGTCCACGTCGATTTGCGGTGAGTAGGACAGGTTAACACCAGTCACTCGATGGTACTCAGATCCAGTAATTAAACCGTGAGCCAATATAGAATCGGCTTCAAGCGGTGTAGCTCCAGGCTGCGTACCAATCTTATTCTTGCCGTTATATTCGGTTTTAATCCCAACACAGTTACCAAGAATGGTAACATGGGGTTTATACCGTACAGCGCCAAGAAGCGAGGACAGGTTTGTAAACCAGCCCAACACAAACGTAAGGCTTGTGAGGTCCCACAATATCTCAGGGAGATGTTGCGGAGATAAACCCAACAGGTCTGTAACCGTTGGTACCTCATTAAACTTGTAATGAACAAACGCACGTACCTTAACATCGGCATGCACGTTCCACTCATTACGCCAGTAGACAAGCGACGGGTTT